GCCGCTTCGCCTAAACGTCGGTCTGAATTTAAGGGTCTTGAAACGCTAGTTTCTAGTTCTCAAATGGTTGGTCGTTGTGGTTATTTCGCTAATTATGAATTAGTGAATAAAACTCCTTTAAAATAAAAAAAGGTTAAACCTTTACTTTTTGCTTTAATTATAGTAGAATACGTGTATGAAATATTATACCAACGTGTCGAAAGTCGGCAACAATATTCTTTACCGTGGATACAAAGACGGGCAGAGAGTCTCAGAAAAAATAAGATTCAAACCGACGCTATATATCGACTCTGCAAATGCAACAGGCGAGTATAAGACTCTCTACGGTAAGTCAGTCGCCCCGATGCATTTTGACGATATGAATGATGCACGGGAATTTTTTGAGAGATACAAGAACGTATCTAATGTTGAAGTGCATGGGATGAGCAATTTTGTTTATCAATTTCTCGCTTCTAGTTTCCCGAACGAAGTAAAATTCCAGCGAGAAAATATTAATGTGACCACGATTGATATTGAGGTCGCATCTGATCAAGGATTTCCAGAACCAGAACAAGCAGCGCATCAGGTTATATCAATTACCTGTAAGAACAACATTGACAATGTCTATTACGTTTGGGGTCTCTATGAGTATGACGAGACGCTCAATGATAAAGACATCAAATATTTTCATTGTGAAACTGAATCGTTCTTGTTGGGTTCTTTCTTGGGGTGGTGGTCAAGTCCAACTAATTGCCCTGATGTTGTAACGGGATGGAACACGAAAATGTTCGATATTCCGTATCTGGTTAATCGTATGAACCGCGTCCTCTCCGATAATGAGTATAAAAAACTCTCCCCTTGGAACTTGGTAAGAGAACGTAAGTTTCATACACGTATGGGTCAGGAAGCAACCACCTATGAAATAGAAGGTGTTTCAAATCTTGATTACTATGATCTCTTCCAGAAGTTTGGCGTACTCACTTATGGGCAACAAGAGTCTTTTAAACTCGATCACATTGCTTATGTCGTGCTTGGTGAGAAGAAACTTTCTTATGAAGAGTATGGCAGTCTTCATTCACTTTACAAACACGACTTCCAAAAATTCATTGATTACAATATCAAAGATGTAGAGTTGGTCGACAGACTAGAAGAGAGAATGGCACTTATCACTCTCGCTATGACTATGGCGTACAAAGCAAAATGCAACTACAGTGATGCATTTGGTACGACAGGAATATGGGACTCAGTTATCTACAATGAGTTGCTCCCGTTGAATATTGTTGTTCCTCCTAAAGTCGATAAGTTCAAATCTACCATCGTTGGTGGATATGTTAAAGAACCCAAGATTGGTATGCATGACTGGATCTGTTCTTTTGACCTCAACTCTCTTTATCCGAACATTATTGTGCAGTACAATATGTCACCCGAGACAATTAGTGAACAAGGACAATGCAAAGCAGCAAACGGTACTCGTTATCGTAATGATATCGAAGGTATTATCCCTCGAGTGATTAAGAATTTCTATGCTGATCGTGTTACTGCCAAGAATAAGATGCTCGCTGCGACTCAGGAATACCAGACTGCACCTACCAAAAAACTACAGAATGATATCACCGTTTATGATAATCAGCAAATGGCGATTAAAATTCTAATGAACTCTCTCTATGGCGCACTTGCTAACAAGTATTTCCGTTACTTTGATCTTCGTATCGCAGAGGCAGTAACCACCTCTGGTCAACGCGCCATCCTCTGTGCTGAAAAAGCAGTGAACGATGAGATGCAAGAAATACTTGGAACTAAAGAAGACTATGTTGTTGCGATTGATACTGACTCGGTCTATATTAACATGTCTTCACTCGTTAATGAGCATAAACCAGCGAACCCTGTTAAATTCCTTGATAAGGTGTGCCAGCACTTCGAGAAGAGGATAGAGAGAGCGTATGCTGCACAGGCAATAGAAACCGAAGCGTATGAAAACCGAATGGTGATGAAACGTGAGGCGATCGCTGATCGTGGTATCTGGACTGCCAAGAAACGTTATATCTTACAGGTGCACAATAATGAGGGTGTTCAATACAAAGAACCTAAGATGAAGGTCATGGGTATTGAGGCGATCAAGTCGAGTACCCCGCAGATCTGCCGCGATAAGTTTCAAGAGATTTTCAAAGTTCTTTTGAATGGGTCTGAAGAGGCAACTCAAAATTACATTCGTAAGTTCAAGGCAGAGTTTAGCACACTTGATCCAGAGCAGGTTGCCTTTCCGCGTACTGCAAAGGATATTACTAAGTTTCACCATAAAGATACAATTTATGGTAAGGGTACGCCGATACATGTTCGTGGTTCTCTTCTATATAATTATTATATAAAACAGAACGGACTGCAAAACAAATACGAATTGATTAAAAATGGCGAGAAGATCAAATTCATTTATCTTAAGAAACCAAATTTTATTAAAGAAAATATCATCGCATTTCCAAACGAGTTTCCGCACGACTTGAAACTCGCTAAATTTGTTGACTATGATTTAATGTTTGACAAGACCTTTCTTGAACCGCTCCGTCCTATTCTTGCTGCGATTGGTTGGCAAGAAGAACCTCGCGTTTCCTTGGAAGATTTTTTTGGTTGATATTTTAAATAAAATAGGGCATACTTACTATATGTTTTCTCTTACTATATTTAAAAATACATTCGATAATCGAACACATAGATCAATGAACCTGAAGACCTGGAATGATTTCCAGGATTTGCTGCAGGGATTATCACAAAAAGAAGGTCAGAAAGGTGGAAACAATTCTTCTCCTCTTATTAGTCCTGCTACTTATTTTCCCAACACTACGCGTAGCAATAAGAATGTTGATTATTGGGGTAGTTGGTGTGCTCTTGATGTTGATGATTTTTGTGATTTTCATCGCGATGAATTATGGGACGACCTCAGAGATATTTGCGGTGACTATGAATACATTTGTTACTCAACTGCCTCATCAACTCCCATTGCTCCAAAGTTTCGTTTAGTATTTCCATTAACCCGAAAAATCTATGCCAAAGAAATTGCACACTTTTGGTATGCTTTGAATAAAGAAACAAAAGAGATTGGTGATACACAAACTAAAGATCGTTCTAGAATGTATTATGTTCCTGCAATTTATCCTGATGCATTTAATTTCTATCACCACCATGAAGGTAAGTTTATGGATCCAGATGTAATAATGGGTAAATATGCCTTCACACCACCGAGCAGTGGTAACAGTTTTCTAGAAAGACTTCCAGAATCAGTTCGCCAAGAAGTTATAAATTATCGCAAAGAACAGTTGACAAATAAATCAATTGTTTGGAATTCATATCGAGACTGTCCGTTCTTTCCTAAAAAACTTGCGCAAGAATATATGGCAATATCTTCGGGAGGGTGGTACCATAAAATGTACCAGATAATGATTGCAATTGCAGGTAATGCGATTAAGAGAGAATATCCGATAACAGCAAAAGAGATTGCCTTACTTTGTAAGGAGTTTGATCAAGAAACTGGCAATTGGTATGAGAATAGACCGTTGGAACTTGAAGCAGACGGTGCAATAGAATATGTTTATAAAAATTAAGGAGCAGTTATATGTCAGAGATTATTGACTTGCAAACAGAAATGGAAGAAGAGCAACAAGAGCGAGATCTAGAACCATCTCAAAACGAAGACAGCGTCAGCGGGTTGAATTCAAAAATAAAAATAGGTATACTTGGTTCTGGACCTATTGCTAATTCGGTGAGGGTATTGTTTAGTACCCGAGAAGCAGATACAGAGATTTTTGAGGATGTTGATTCTTGTATTAATTGGCAACCAAACATATCATTTATTTGTTTGCCAACGGTATTAGATCATAAAGACGCTGTCGACGACCTAGCAATAATTAATGCTGTTCAGAAATTAATTCTGCACAGTACTGGTGGGATTGCATTAAAGTCTGCAGTTTCGCCTGATACTATTAGTAGAATTAATTCTGCTATTGATAACGAAGCATTTTTAAATCGATTTTGTTACAACCCAGAGGTCTATGACTCTGAGGATGTCGAATCAATTATCAATCCTGAATTGGTATTGGTTGGCGGGTTTCCTAAATCGGCGGCAGCTTTAGTTGATGTATATCAAAAATATAGTAATTTGATTATTCGTGATGTTGAAGTTTGTAATCCTCTTGAGGCAGCGTTTGTGAAACTTGCAATCAGTGGTTATCGAGCAGTAAAACAAACTTTCTTTAATCAGTTATATGAGTTCGCTTCTGAATATGACAATATCAATTGGAGTTCTGTTAGAACAACATTTTCTCGGAGAGATCTTAACAAAGAACTAACAACCACGATTCCTTCTTTTATTCGTGCAAAAGGGGAATTAGATCTTAGTAATAAAGAGGCAAAATCACATAAGGGTGAATACCTAAATCGTGATGTAAAAATATTCGCAGCACTAACTGATCAGATACCATTAATTGATGAGTGTGTTAATTTTAAAAACCTGAAGGACTAATTTATGTCGTTGATGAATAGACTACAAAAGAATAGTAAACTCAAGCATACAGCGCCACTTGACGAATCTAAATTCTTTGCTCAAAAAACTATGGTAAGAACTGATGTTCCTATGATTAATGCTGCCTTGTCAGGATCTCTTGATGGTGGTATTACTTCTGGTATGACCGTTCTTGCTGGTCCATCTAAACATTTTAAGACTAGTTTCGCATTAAAGATTGCATCAGCATTCTTACAGGCAGACCCAGAAGCAGTAATGTTGTTTTATGATTCCGAGTTTGGATCACCACAATCTTATTTTAGCACGTTTGGTATCGATACAAGTCGTGTTCTCCACGTTCCGATTACAAACGTAGAAGAATTAAAGTTTGATTTGGTTAATCAATTGGAAAACATTTCAGCGGAAGAAAAGGTAATTATTGTAATCGATTCTATTGGTAATCTTGCGTCAAAGAAAGAACTTGATGACGCACTTGATGAAAAGTCGGTTGCTGATATGTCACGAGCAAAAGCGCTGAAAGGTTTGTTTCGAATGACAACACCCTATCTGACCATGAAGGATGTGCCTTTATTGGCAGTCAATCATACTTACAAAGAGATTGGTCTATTTCCGAAAGATATCGTCGGTGGTGGTACTGGTATTTACTATAGCGCAGACAATATTTGGATTATTGGAAGACGTCAAAACAAAACTGGGACTGAAGTTACAGGATATGATTTTATCATTAATGTTGATAAGTCTCGTTAAGTCAAAGAAAAGAGCAAGATTCCTATTAGTGTTTCTTGGGATGGTGGTATAGATCAATACAGCGGATTGCTTGATGTTGCTCTTGCTTCAGGTCATGTATTCAAACCCTCTAATGGTTGGTATCAGAAAAAAGACGGAGAGTCTAAATTTCGTGCTTCACAATTAGATGGCGACTTTTGGGCAAGCATATTAGAAGACCAAAGTTTTGTTGAACAAGTAGAAAAACTCTATAGGATTGATAAACGTCCTACTGTAGAATTAGACTTGGAAGAAGTTCATGATTAATGTCGAAAAGGTATCAGAAGATATTGATTATGAGTTGGTTCCATCTGAAGGAGAAAATGATCCACAATCATGGAACATTCGTATTCTTACAGGCGAATTTTCTGAGACAGTTATACAATACGGCAATTTACAATTAGACGGTAAAAACGGTTGTCTTCGCTTTAATTTTAAGGTAATATCAAGTCCTGATCCTGAATTATCTGAAGCGAATGAAGATTTACAAGAATTTAGTGGTATTGTTCTTGAAGACGTTTTAGAAAACAGTATAGCGAATGGATCTTTTCAAATGCAAGATATGAAAAATAAGGACTAATATGATTGACCTCGAGAAAACTATTCTGCGCAATATTCTTACTAATGAAGAATTCATGCGAAAAGTTTTACCGTTTGTACAGAAAGAATATTTTGAGGGTGTTTATAAAGAACTGTTTTCTCAAGTTGTTGCATATGTTGCAAAATATAATAAACTACCATCGCAAGAGGCATTTAAGATCGAGGTAGATAGTCTTCAAACTTTAACAGAAGAGACTTATAAACATGCCATGGACATCATTCCTGATGTCTTTACGCACAAAGAAGAAAACCAACAATGGTTATATGACACAACAGAGAAATGGTGTCAAGACCGAGCACTTCATAGCGCCATTATGGAGTCAATCACTATTCTAGACGGAAAGCATAAAAAACTAACTAAGAACTCGCTTCCTGATCTACTACAGAATGCACTAGCAGTTTGCTTTGATACAAACGTTGGTCATGACTACCTTGTAAACGTTGAAGAACGATATGATTTTTATCATGAACAGGAAGAACGTATTCCTTTTGACCTTGATTTCTTTAATCGTATTACAAAGGGTGGATTGCCTAACAAAACGCTGAATATCGCTCTCGCAGGTACGGGCGTTGGTAAAAGTTTGTTCATGTGTCATTGCGCTGCTAGTGCGCTCTCTCAGGGATATAATGTTTTGTACATTACTATGGAAATGTCTGAGGAGCGCATTGCCGAAAGAATCGACGCTAACCTAATGGGTGTGGCAATCGATCAACTTGAAAATATGTCTAAATCGATGTTTACTGATCGAGTGCAGAAAATTGCAGACAAAACGAAAGGCAAACTAATCATTAAAGAGTATCCGACAGGACAAGCACACTCAGGACACTTTCGTGCGCTACTTAACGAATTGAAACTGAAAAAGTCGTTTAAACCTGAGTTGGTATTCATTGATTACCTAAATATATGTAGTTCTTCCCGTATGAAAGGTATGGGCGGTGCTATCAACTCCTACAGTTATATTAAGGCAATTGCTGAGGAGGTTCGTGGTCTGGCAGTAGAGTTTGATGTCCCGATTATGTCGGCGACTCAAACAACTCGTGGTGGATATTCTAACTCAGATCCAGGTCTTGAAGACACATCTGAATCGTTTGGTCTACCTGCAACTGCTGACTTAATGTTTGCTTTGATTTCTAATGAAGAATTGTCTTCGATGAATCAAATTATGGTGAAACAACTGAAGAATCGATATAATGATCCGAATCATAATCTTAGATTCTGTATTGGGGTTGATCGATCTAAAATGACGTTGTTTGATGTAGATCAAAATGAGAGTGTTCAAGAAGATGTTGAGGACACTCCAGTTTTCGATAATTCTAAATCAGGAGAAAGGTTGAAGAGCATCAAAGTTTTTTAAG